GCAGACTTGCTTTGGGGGCTTTGGAATGGCTTTACGGCCTGGGTTGTTCTTATCGTCCATGTGTTCGGTCTCTGGGAGCAGTTTCCGTTCTACAACGAGGCAAGGAGCGGTAACTGGTACGACTTCGGGTTTCTGCTCGGTGCCGGCTCTGCCATTCTGAGCCCGATAAGCGGAAGCCGCAGGCGGCGCTGATAACACGAAGCGGGGTGGGGGTTGCGAGACATATCTCCCACCCCGTATAATTGGGGTACGTCCGACGGGACGGGATAAACACGGGAACGGGAACAATTGTTCCCAAGCCGACGGGCTATAAGCGGCCGGTCCAACGCGAGACCGTTCTAAAGCGCGGCAGGCGTTCACCTGCTATTCAAAGGAATACAACCAAATATGGCTCTTAACCAGTTCATCCCGGCTATCTGGTCTGCCCGCATCTTGAAGAAGCTCGAGAAGAACCTCGTCTTCGGGCAGCCCGGCGTCATCAACACCGACTACCAGGGCGAGATAACCGCCTTCGGCGATAGGGTACACGTCCACTCGTTCGCCGACCTCACCATCGGCGACTACGTCAAGAACACCACGACCATCGCCTACGAGCTCCTTAACGACTCCAGGGTCACGCTCGTCATCGACCAGTCCAAGTACTTCGCCTTCCGTGTCGACGACGTGGACCAGGCGCAGCAGCACCCGAAGATAATTGACGCCGCGAGCGCCCGGGCGTCCTACCAGCTCGCGGAGACGGCCGACCGCTACCTCTCCGGGCGCTACACCGAGGCCGCCGCCGGCAACATCATCGCCGCCTCGCAGTTCACGACCGCGAACGTCTACACCAAGTTCGTCGAACTCTCGGTCAGGATGGACGAGGGCAACGTCCCCTCCGAGGGGCGCTTCGCCATCGTGCCGCCGTGGGTCGCGGGCCTCCTGCAGCAGAACTCTAGCTTCCTCTCGGCGCAGCCTGAGACGGTCCTCAATGGCGCCGTCGGCCAGGTCGCCGGCATCAGCATCTTGAAGAGCAACAACGTCGTCGCCACGGGCACCTCGCCCGTCGTGCACCACATCGTCGCGGGTGTCGCCGACGCCTGGAGCTTCGCGCAGCAGATAGCCAGCGTCGAGGCGCTCAGGCTCGAGGGCTCGTTCGCCGACGGCGTCAGGGGCTTGCACCTCTACGGGGGCAAGGTCTTGATACCCGAGCTCCTGTACGACGTGCGGGCGAACGTCTAGGCGTAGCCATCAACTTATGGCGGGGGGCAGTCGGACCGTACTTGAGAGAAGCGGAACCCCCCGCCAATGACACGATGATAACAAAACACCGTACCCCAGGGGGGTGGTGAGTATTGAGACTGTGTAGCGCCACCACGAAGGCCGGCGAGCCGTGCCAGAGGCCCGCCCAGGGCCACGGCGAGCACTGCCTGGGGCATGACCCCACCAAGGCCGCCGAGCGCCGCAGGATGGCGTCTCGCGGGGGCCGGGGCAGGGTGAACTCGGAGGTCCGGGCCATCAAGAAGCTCATGGACTCCCTCACGACCAAGGTGCTCGCAGGCTCGGTCGAACCCAAGACCACGCACGCGGTCGTCGCCCTGCAGAACGTCAAGCTGCGGGCCGTCGAGGTGGGCCAGAAACTCGAAGAGGCGGACGTGCGGGCGGAGTTCGAGGAGCTGAAGCGTGACCTCGGCATTGGCTAGGGAAATACGCCGGGTGCGCGACACGTACCAGGGTACCGTAACGGTTGCCGTACCCGACGACCCCGTAGGGTTCGCCCGGTCCGTGGGCATCACCCCAGACGACTGGCAGACCGACGTGCTGGCCTCAGACCATCCGCGCAAGATACTGTGCTGCGGTCGGCAGACGGGCAAGAGCACGGTCGCGGGCATCCTCGCCATACACAAGGCCCTCACCGTGCCCGGCGCCACGGTCCTAGTGGTCGCCCCGGGCGAGCGGCAGGCCAAGCTCCTGTTCTCAAAGGCGGCCTCGCTCTACAAGCAGGCGGGCTACCCGCTGCCCGCCCACTCAGAACGGCGCACGGGCCTCGAGCTTTCCAACGGCTCGGTTATCGAGGCGCTGCCGGCGGTGGAGAGGACGACCAGGGGTTACAGCGTCGACCTGCTTATAGTGGACGAGGCCGCCGCCGTCCCGGATATGGACTACATGGGCATCCTCCCCGCCCTCATCGCCACGCGGGGCGAGCAGGTGCTCCTCAGCACGCCACGCGGCAAGAGGGGGTTCTTCCACGAGCTCTACCACTCGGATGACGACTGGCACAGGATCATGGTCCGTTCTGATGAGACGCCCCGCATCCGCGACGCGGACCTCGAGGTCTTCAGGCGCATGATGCCGGAGCAGTTCTTCAGGCAAGAGTTCTACTGCGAGTGGCTGGACACAGAGGGCGGCCTCTTCTCTTACGAGGACGTGGAAGCGGCGCTCGCGGCCGGCGAGGACGTGCAGGCCATCCAGATAGGAGACGACGAATGGTGAGCACAGCGAAGACGTGGGACACGGGATACCAGCCCCCCCGGATGCCGAAGTATTCCCCGAAGCGCTACAGCGTGGGCGTAGACCTAGGTCAAGCCAACGACCCGACGGCCATAGCGGTGCTGGAGAAGACCGTCGCCCCGCCCGACACCGCCATGTTTTCCCCCGTCGGCGAGGCCCCCGGCGACAGGCTCGTCGAGGGGTCTGTGGTCTACGACCTCGTCTACCTCAAGCGCCCGAAGCTAGGCACGCCCTACGACACCATCGCCCGCCGGGTCACCGACCTCGTCTGCGAGCTGGAGCCGAGGGGGGCATTCGGCGAGCTTGGACAGGTTACGCTGTCCGTGGACGGGACCGGCGTGGGCCGGGGCGTGGTGGACATGCTCAGGACCGAGTTCAAGCGCCGGGGGGCAACCTCGAGCGCGGTGCCGAAGGTGGACTTCAGGGCCGTCTCGGTCACGGGGTCACAGACGTCCCTCAAGAGGCCAGAGGGTAGGGACGGGTACTGGAGCGTGCCGAAGAAGGACCTCGTCTTCCCGGCCGTGGCCGCGTTGCAGCAGGGCAAGATACGAATAGCGAAGGGCGTCGAGGGACTGGACGCCCTGGTGAACGAGCTCAGGAACTACAAGAGGACGACCAATATCGCCACGGGCAACGTCTCGTTCGAGCCGTGGCGCGAGTCGGACCATGATGATCTAATCTTTGCGACGTGCCTCGCTCTGTGGGGCTGGCAGCAGCGTAGAAGGCGGACGTCGCTCCGTGTGGTGCGATAAGCGGCTACTCTCGCGAAAACACCTGTGCAAGCGGCCCTGCTCTAAGAGTCTTGACGCTCCACGTCTAACACCGTGCGGCTGCCATCCTCATTGAGAACGAGGATGTAGTTACAACCCAGATCGAGCGCGAGCGCGTTGACCTCGCGGGGGCTCCTGTGTTCAACGACAGCTCCTTCCCCCTCGCGCTTCGCTCGCTCGATGGCCTCGTTGTTGTCAGTGAAAACTACCAACCGATCACTGTCCTCATCTCCGAGAACGGGGACGTACCCCTCGCTCTCCGAGCGCACAACGTAATAGGAGGACCCTATATCCATCTTCGCTCCCCTTAGTCATGGGCTAGGGCACCTCGAAGGATACCCCAAGCCCATACTTCAAAGTCCGCATCTTTGTCAATCGTTGTCAATCCATGTACACTTGTGTGAAGTAGAACGAATAGACACGGAGGTGTGTAAGATGCTCAGAGTGGACGAGCGTTATCTGACCTTGCCAGAGGTTGCCGAACAGCTGAAGGTTTCTCGCCGGACGGTGTACCGGTGGATAAAAGCCGGTGACCTGAGCGTTTACAAATTCGCTAACGAGTACCGCATAACAGAGAGCGACCTTAAAGACTTCCTCGAGGCACATCGGTTACGTGCCAAGGGAGAAGACGATGCCTAGCATGAACGGCGACGGCTCGAAGAGTGAGATCGAGAGGGTCGCACTCTATCTTCGCGTTAGCTCTGAGGAGCAACGTGAGCGGCAGACTATCCAAACGCAACGGGAGTTCCTCTCCGAGTACGCAAGGGTAATGGGACTCGAGGTGGTCGACAACTACCTCGACGACGGTGTCTTGGGCACGATACCATTGGAGGAGAGGTCCGAGGGAAAGCGACT